GCAACAGCTGCTACCTTCATTCCCATATCATACAAGCCTTTCGATAATTTTAGTCTTTCGCAGTTATCGTCTCGTACACTTCTACCAGATGATATACCAAAGAACTGAGTTTGGACTGCTGAACTAGCTCCTGTGGTGCATAGGTCCTGACTATACGACATTATGGAAGGAGCCACGGCGCTTGGAGGTGGCGATTTAACTCTTTGTGTTACCTTTTGTGAACTATTACTTGTCGAGTTATTTGTATTCACATTTTGTGAGGTATTGTTATTGGTATTAAAATTTTGATTGTTTGTTGTAACGTCAGAACTTGATGTCGAAACATTGTTGTTATTATTTGTATTAGAGGTTGTTGAATTATTAACGTTATTGTTGTTATTTTGATTGGTAGAATTGTTAGTTATTAAAGAAGTGTTGTTAACATTTTGTGTTTGATTAATAGTACTTGTTACAACAGAAGTATTGTTATTGGTGTTTGTTGCAGTAGAATTAGTCGTTGAATTAATTGTCGTATTATTAGTATTAAGATTTGTATTTGTTGAAGTGCTGGTAGATTGATTTACATTGGTATTGTTATTGGTATTGGTATTATTACTAGTAACAGTCGATGTAGTCGTAGTTGTATTCGTTATGTTCGAGTCCTCAGCTAGTAGTGTGTAAGAAACTAAAACTAGGGAACAAAATATAATACAAATGTCGCGTAACACAGCTTTTGATAACATGTTTCATCTCCATTGCCTCCCGGTTAGTTTCTATTTTTCTCCCTTTGCACTTCTATTCTTTCTTGCGCTACTTCGGTTCTTTCGTCAATATTTTTTTCTTGCAACCTTAGTCTTTCTTGGTCTACAGCAGTATCATTATCGTCTGATCGAATATCATGTATTAATCTTTGCTGGAACTCTTGTCCTTTTCTTTCCATATCAGCTTCTTTTAAGGCAAGTTCCTGTTGTCTTAATTGAACTAAAGGATCAATTTGCATATCATCTTCTACAGTTTGTGCAAACAATTCTGTCATCTCCGCTACATCTAAAGCAACTTCTTCCGCCATCTTATCTTGCATTTGCTGTTGAATTTCTGGAGGAATATTACCTTGGTACTGTTGCTGTAATTGTTGGAACTCAGGACTGTTTTGTAACTCTGCTGTAGCAATAGCTTGAGCTTTAAAAGAAAAATGCTGATATATGTGAGCTTGTAAGTTAGCTGCTAACTGTGGATTAGTAGCAATTGTTGGTGTAGCTAAAGCTGCCATATGAGCTTTAATGTGTGCATCGTGATCTTGTGGAGCAAAAGCCTGTAATTGACCGCCTTGTAAGGCCGCAGCATTTTCTAGCGCAGGGTCAATTGGTTGGGGTTGTTGAGGAGGAGGTAGGATCTGCTCCACATTATTCACGCCTATCGCTTTATACATACGGCGATATGCTTCATATAAACCTGTTTGACCATGTATTTGAGGATTAGACTGTACAATCTGTAATTGAGTTTGTGCAGTTGCAATCCTTTGTGCTAAGGAAAAAATGTTAGGATCACTAACAGGTATAATATCAACTCTGTCATCAAAGTCTGTTTGCTTTACTTCAGTCTGTCCTTTATTTGTCATGTAAGGATACTGAGGAGGTAAATAATCACGAAATAATTCACCTAATAATTTAAATTCTGTTTTTTGTGCATAATGCAATCTTTTATGAATAGCAGACATAACACGAGTACCATGTTCAAGATTGGCTAGTGTTGTTCCTACGGGAGCATTTTTGTCCATCTGCTGATAAGGATGATCTGCAATCGCTGCAAAGTTTCTACCACTGTCTTCTAATAATTTTAAAAGATTAAACAAAGTTCCTGAAGGTTCCTTGAAGGGGAGAGGAATAAGCGAATTTTGCAATGAACCTCCAGGAGCATCTACATCTCTAAACTCACCTGGCTGTAGTGGCACATCATCATCTCTTATACGAATGCCTCTAGCTTTAAAACCAGCTGGTAGATTAGCAAGTGTGCCAGCGTCTATTAGCTGACGAAGAATAGACGTAGCAGAAGATGATACGCCTCCAATAATATGTGGAAGACCAAACCCATAAAAGCCTAAACCGGGGAGAAACTTGTAATGAACAAAATATTGCTTAGGTTTATGAGTTTGATCTCCTTCCGCGTAGTTACGCGTAATAGATAAAATTTTTCCATTTACTGCATCTAAAGTAATAATGTAAGGAAGTTTAATTCCAGTAGTCTCGCCTTGATCATCTTTATGTTCAAAGCCAATAAGATCTAAAAGAGCATGTACTTCATACAATTCATACACATCGTCATCTGTAGCTACTCTTTCTATACCTTCTTGTTTAGCTATTTCTTCTTCAACGTCACTAGTATTAACGTAACCACCACCGCCTAAATCTATATCTCTATACACACCAGCTAATTGTGCTTTACGAATTTCATTTCCACCCATACTTAATTGATGCGTAATTCTTTGAGCTGATATTAAATCAGTAGTGTTGTAAGGAACAATTAATTTTTCAGCATGTACAAATCTTGCACAAGGTCTTCCCATAGCTGGGTCATAGTAAACTTTTTTAAAAGCAGAACCTGATAAAGGAAGATAATATAAAAGTTGATCTAATTCTGGATCATACTCTTCCATTTCGTAAGTAATTTGAAAATTCATAAATTCTTGTACACGATCAGCTTGTTCTTGTACTTCAGGGCCAGGCTCACCTAAAACCATTGTACGGACAGGACCACCTGCTGGTAACAATTCTTTATAAGCCATTGCTTGAAACTTAGTAGCGCTTTCAGCTAACATAGGATGAATAACGCTTGAAGCACCTTGGAAAGGTTCAGATCTTTCTGGGTCTAAAGAACCAAGGAGTTTGATTCCTTTTTCATATGTTTCTTCCCATCCTTTTCTTGATGATTTATCTTCTTCGATCCCGCCAAGTAGATCGTTTGATATTGTCATCAATTCTGTTTCTTCCATATATTCAGCAAGATTTCCGTCAAAAGGTACTACATCAATTTCTTCTAATTCTTCAGAAGCTCCAAACTCAAAATTACCTTCTTCATCAGCAATACCCCCACCTTCAATCATTTCAATAATTTCTTTAGGAATATCTTGATTTTGTAAAGGTTGCTCTATATCTAAAACAGTTTCTTGAGGACCACCTGGGCCAAAAGGATTTTCTGGAATAGCCATTAATTAATCTCCGACTTTGGTATTTCTTGAACGTCAGCAGCCATAATAACTACAATAGCCGATAAAGCTGACATCCTAAAATTCTCATGATAATCACAACTTACCGGACTTGTACAAGAACACTTATGATCCGCATTACCAAAACAAATAGCTCTTGATACTGCTTCTTCTAATGTTACTACCTTATAATCTAAAAAGTCTGTGATGTCCATTTTCTAGAATGTTCCAGAAAATTTACCACCTCTAGTAGCTGCGCCCATGCCTCTCATAGTGCCTGCGCCGTTGCCTGTAGGTACTTTAACTGTTTTAGATTCAGCAAAAACTTCTCCGCCTTCAGAAAAACGCTTAGCTCTTCTAACTTCTCTATCTCTATCAGACATAGTTCTTCCAGCATTTTCATCTAGCTCGTAACTTGCTCTGTCATATGCAAAATCTTTATTAGCAGCACGAGAATTTTTTTCATAATCTTTTGCTAATTTTCTTCTGTCAGAATCGGATACTGTTCTTGCACCTTCTTCTAACAAATCATCTACAGAACCGCCTCTAGCATATCCTGTAATCATAGATTTTCCAGTACGATCAGCTTCGGCTTGGGCTGCTTCATAACCTTCGTCATCATATGAAAAGTTCTTTTTTCCAACTCTTGGCATTTTTTTCTCCTTAATAATAAACAAACTGTTTAGGTCCAGATTCCTCATCCTCATAATCTTCAGGATGTCTTACTAAACCGCCTTCTCTAAAACGCAGTATAGCCTGAGTTGTTGAATCTACCAAGTCATCATTATCACCATTAGGAAATGATGCACATTCTTCGACAACATCTTCAGCCCATTCTGTGTCAGGACGCCATACTAAACCAGACTCGAACATAGGAGCAGAAGCGTTTGCTCTTGCTATTTTATCTTGACCAGAACGACGACCTCCTGGAGTAAAATTTATAACAGGTATTCCCATATTTCTCAACTCTTGTGTTAAAGGTAACCCAGATGCCTTAGCTTCAATAAGAACCATATCTGGTTCATAATCATTATAATGTTCTTGAGCCTTACGTTTTAGGGTAGGAAACTCCCATCGACCTTTTTCACTGTTAAGTAAAATAATATTAGGACCAGCGTCTTCATGTGGATAAAAAATACCCCACGTTGTTATAGCACTATAGTCTGCTCTTTCTGATTTAAGGAATGCCGTATCATAAGATTGTAACACATATTCGCATCGAGGAGGGTCTTCATCTTCCCATAACTGCCACCATTCTCTTTTTAAAATTGACGCCGCGTCACTTGTTGGTTTTTGTAACCACTGTGCTGACCATTTAGAAACAGGCAAGGAAGACTTAACACCTTCTAGTTCATCACGAGACCAGAATCCAGGCCAAAGCACACTATCATCTTCAAAGATAGCTGGAAACTCTATAACCTCCCATTGATCTGCACCTTTTCGTGACTGCATTTTTAAAACTTCTGCTGTTAAATCTTTTGTTGACCAACGTGTCATAACAATAACAATAGATCCACCCGGCTGTAATCTTTGTCTTGGACCAGATGTGTACCATTCATAACAAGCTTCAAAAGATGTTGATGACAAAGCGTCTTGCTCAGAGTGTGGGTCATCAATAATTAACAAGTCTGCACCACGTCCTGTTATCGCCGCGCCGACGCCGGCGGCAAAATATTCACCACCATCGACCGTGTTCCAACGACCAGCCGCTTGACTTTCTGGTGATATACTAACATCAGGAAAACATTCATTAAAAGAAGGACTGTTAACAATAGCTTTACACTTACGACCAAAACCTGTGGCAAGTTCAGTGGTGTGTGTTGCTTGAATTATTTTTAATTTAGGGTTACGTCCCATCATCCATGCAGGAAAGTATACACTAGCAAACTCAGACTTTGTGTGTCGAGGAGGCATATTAACAATAAGTCTTTTTGATTTACCTTGCGCAACAGCCTCTAATTGTTTTGCAAATATTTTATGATGTTCACCCTCTATAAAATCAGGCCACATGTGTTTTATAAAAGGTATAAATTGATCTTGTCTTTCCTTTTGAGTTTCAATACCACTTAAACGTTGCTTTAACTTCAAAGCATAACGGGCCTCCTCTCCAGAAAGCCCGTCTGCTAATTTATCCCAATCGAATTGAGACATCACTCCTAACCTTGACTAAGCAACAATAATGCTAGTAATACCATACCTATCAGTATACCAAGATACTTTTTGTTGTTAGAAACTGGTGGTTGTACATACGCTTCATTTACATTAGGTGTTCCTGGATCATCAGCAATAAATGTTCCATTTGCCCTTCGCGCACGTTTTCGTAACGTAGATTTCTGTTTAAGTGTTTTTTTAGGTTTAATTTTTTTTGTGGTTTTTGCCATTATTTACTCCCTCTTATATGTTTCATTGCACGCCCGCCAAACCAAAATGAAATTACGGTTGAAAATAAAATTTTTGTCTCTTCATCCCAGGCGCTTAATACAGCTTGACTAACGTTATCGCCTTCTTGAACAGCAACATAAACACCCAAACCTTTAATAATTGCAAACAATGTAAAAAAGAAATAAGTAATTACAGGTCTAACAGATGCTTGAATAGCAGAAATAAAAGGAGATTTATTGTTTTTAGCAATCTCAGAAGCATGTTCGTATATAGAACGCGTTTCTTCTATGTCTGCTTGAGCATCTAATTCTTGAACCTTTAATTTACTAAGGGTGTCAGCATACTTAGCCTTTGCCTCTAACATTTTTAATTCATGCTTGTTTGATTGTCCTTTTTCAAAGAAACCAAGAATAGAGGGCAAAAAACTGGTGCCGAAGCCGAGCGCTGAGCCGAGTAACGATAGCATAACTAAACTTAACTAACTATTATTATAAATAAAAGTAAGCCAATAACTGCGCCTAATGCAGCATCAACGTAATCCCAACTATGTTGTTTTACATAGTCAATAACTATTTTTAATTTTTCCATAACTGTCTCCTAGTTTGTTGGTTTATTTTTTGTCTGAATTTGTATATCAACTTCTTGTGATTCTGGAATATTTGCATTAATTGAAATATTACTAGAAGAACATGAAATACAAAATACACTGACAACAAATATAGCAATAATATTTTTCATTGTTTTCCTCTCTTAAAATGGCAGCCTAATATTAGAAACAATACCGCTCATATAGTCTTGTGCTGCCCGTCTATCTATATCACTTGTAAATGGACTTCTCAACGTAGCGGCTGCATCCATCATTCCTGTTTGTGTATCACCACCAGAAAAATCAACGGGTCTTGGAGGCACCACTGGTGCAACAGGATTTACTCTTGGCGGGGATGTAAATCCCTCTTGAATAATCGGCTGATCAGCACTTGGTTGTGTCATACTGCCTACCTCTGCTTGTGATGCTTGTAAATTATTATTAATAATATCAGACATACTTTTTGGAGGTGATACATAACCATCTTCTCCCATAGGAATTCTAGCCGGTGGGGGTGGCATTCTAGACGAAGAATATGTTTCACCGGGCATTCCTTTTTCATCTGGCATATCTTTGGGTTCATCATAAAATCTACTTTCCATAACTACTGGATTCATTACTGGCGTCGCTTGAAAACCAAACGCTGGGTCAGGATCTCTCTGTAATGGTTCTTGTAAAGTTGGAACATCAAACAATTGTGTAGCTTCTTCAAAACCAATTCGTGGTGCTGTGTAAGTATTATCAACCATAGATGGTGCATTCATGCTTGCCATAATGTTGCTAGGTACCATATCTGGCTGAAGGGTTGCTACTATCTCAATAGTGTCTTCCGCATTAAGACCCATTTGTTGTCCTGTAACAATTAAATCTTGAAGAGGTATAAAACCACTTGTTACCATTGAAATAAAATCTCTTATGTCTGTTCTTGTTGCCATTTTATTATCCAAATATTGTTGCTGGAATACTAGCACGCCTTTGCGCCATTTGACCAGCTCTTTGTCCACGACGTCTAGAGTTCAACAATGTATCTTCAAACTGACGACGCTTGGTTGATGGAATGCGAACTTGAGATATTGGTGTTGTTACGCTTCCTCTCATAGCCTGTTGTTGCTGCGCTTGCATTGATTTTTGTAAATTATTAGCGTTTAAATTTGCTGCATTTGCTGTTGTTTGTAACGCGGCAAGTTGCTGTTGTTGTTGATTAGGCATGTTGCCCATGTTTGTTCTTGGATCGGTCATCATGGTTGCAATGCCTTGTGGTCTTTGTTGTGGCATTACTGCACCGCCCATGTTGTAGCCGCGCACGGCACCGCCGTGTGCTAGGCGTTGACCTGGCTCTAATTTTCTTAAAGCCTCTTCCATCTTTTTTCTTTTTTCCATTTCAAATAGTTGACGAGCAAACTCATCGTCACCAGATGTAGTGTCTGATCCGTCAAAAGGATCTTTTTGTATAATAGTTTCTTTTTCTATTATAGTTTGAGCATCAGGCTTATTAAATTCGTCAAACATATCTGACATCTCGTCATCGCCTTCATTCAACATACGCATAAGTTCTCTTTCCATGCGCATTATTTTTTCTTCGTGAGTTTCACCTCCAACCATTCCGCCGTCTCTAAAGTTAACACCTCTGCCTTTTAAAATATCAGCTTGTGTTATTTCTCCGTCATTGTTTAAATCTGGAAAGCTTTTAGCTTCACCGCCGTCTTTGTATCTTTGAAAGTAAACATCGGGAACTCGTCTTCTTACCATACCGCCTCCAGCAAAATTACTTGGGGCAGCTCCGGGTAGACTTCCAACACCTGACTGTCTATCTTTCATTTCTTCCCTTCTTATTAAAGCTTCTTTCCTCATCTCTTCTTCTGTCATTCTTGGAAACCCATATTTACTAGTGTCTATTAACTCTTCTTCGGTTATAGGACCTTCTAATGTAGGCTCTTCATCTTCTTTGGTCGTATTGTAAAGCAAGGTTGCAACACCTGCTGGTATCAGACTTAACCCGCCCAACATCGATTGCATATGAGGATTGCTCATAACCATACGCAGTGCGCTTTGGTTCATACCAGCCATTGGCATGCCAGAACCTGAAGTGGCTGCTTTTAAACCTGCTGGTCTTTGAGCTACCATTTGCATTACTTTTGGATTTCTTGCTACAATTGATGCTGCTTGTTTGGCGGTAAGTTTTATACCTTCTTTTGCAGCTAGTCTTGTTACTAAGGATATAGCTGCTGGCGCTAATCCTATAAGAGGTGCAGGCATAAGATGTAAACTCCTTTTTATATTTTTTTTGATATATTTTTTTTACCAAAATATCAATTCTTATAGGATTAACACGTTTTTTAATTATTGCGCAAGTTGTTTGTCAAAAAAGGACCTACCCTCTCTAGGGACCCATTTTGCAAATTGGGGTAATTATTTGGCAGAAACACTACTAAGCGGGGACTATAACGCGTCCTTCTCCGCTTAGTAGCTTCCCCCCGTGGGGTGCCTTTGCCCTCTGAGAAGCCCGTACAAGCCCGTAGGGTACCTGTAGACCCTCTCTGTAATTTGTAAACCATAGAAACAAAAACTGCTCCTGTGTGAGCCTTAGATTTTGTCAAGTAAAAAATTAATTATTTTTATAATTATATAAACAAAAAAACTAGACATTATTATATTTATATGCACTAATTAGTTATTGAAGAGCTGGTGATTTTACTAGCTCACATTTTAGGGAAAAATATCATGATAAATTCACGAATATTTAGAGTATCCAAAATAGAAATTACTGATAATAGAAATATGAACGAGGGCAAAGAAGATAGAGAACCTTCTTATACACGCACTATTAAAATTACCAGTCATGACTATGACGATATCAACAACACTTCAACATATGAGATTGATTTATACGGTAGCGATGACGTCAAAAATGTTGAGGACGCTTTAAAAATAAAATTATAAGGGAATTGGGGGAGCTAATAACTCCCCCTTTTAAAATTATGACTGTAATACAATTACCAGAAGTTAAGAAAAAAGAGTTCAAGGGTTACACCAAAGATAGATTAGAAGAAATTCTACAATCAAATGAGGAATTGTCTCAAACTATCCACCACCACATTATGTTTGCTCAAAAGATGCAAGAGGTTGGAAGATGGGAAGAGGCACAAACTCAATGGAATTATGTAACACAATTATTAACCGCTTTAAAAAATAAAAGCTAACTAGGGAATTGGGAGGGCTAATAACCCTCCCTTTCAATATTATGAGATTAGATACAAGTTTAGAAAATACCATTCAGATAGACGGCGGTCATGTTCCGCGTGGCATTGTTAATTTTGGCACTCAAAAGATGGCGCTATCTATGTGGATTAAATGTAAAATGAAATTAACAAGAGGCGCGCCCGCACCAGTAAGAACGGCGCGTCAGTTCTTAATAGATTTTTTTGAGGATAACGGCATTCCGCCAGTCAAGGATGAAAATGGCAAGCCGTTAGATTTAAGAAAAGTTAAACAAGAGGTTCTTCTAGAAGTTTACGAAGAACTTGACCAATTCATGAGAAGGTTGGTTTAAATGAATTTTGATAATACATATTCAATAGTTAGATTTTATGCCGATCCTCACAAGGATGAGTTAGTCATTCAAACTGGTTTATCCTTAGATCAAGCGCAAGAACATTGCCTACGTGAAGACACACACGATCCACAGGCGGGATGGTTTGACGGCTTCCGTCAAGAATAACTCTTTTCCCTAGAG